CATTGGATGACTGCCATTAGCGTTCCTTTATCCATTTGACGGCTTTGGTGATGGTTTCTTTGACCCAGCCCGTGACAACTTGCTCTTCGGGTTCTGGTTCCTCTTGCGACTCTTCGTAGGCGATTTCAGCATCTGCTTCGGCAACGCAGTAATCACAGGCGCAGTCGTCATCGTTGGTATGGTCGGGGCCGTCAAGGTCATCTTCGGCGGGGAATGGAAGTCGCCACGCATAGGTGAGCGCCCTAAATCGAGCCATCTTTTTGCGGTCACGAATATAGGCCAGAAACTCTGGCTGTGTGGCTTGTCTCCCTAGGGGAATGCCGAGGCGACGAGACAGCAACAACGCCCTATCGTGGGGTAGTGAAATCGCTCCCCGTTTGTTGCTACTCACCTTGGGCCTCGTTTTCTAGGCGACGGATTCGCAGTTCAACGACTGCTTCATCGTGCTTGGTGGTGTCTTCGGCTTCTTTTTTACAGACACAACCCTTGCAGTTGCATTCTTTGCCCATTTTTGACCCTTCTTAGAGGTGTTTTGCGTTCACGAAGTGCTTGGGACAACGATGTTTCTTGGTGTCCTTGTATTTGCTACAACAGTAGCGCAGTATGCAGTCCCAACACCAGATTTCATTCTTGGCGGGTGGCTTTAATCCGCAACGAGCGCACTGTCGCTCCCAGTTGTCAGTCAAGGTCTAACTCTCCGCAGTGGGGGCAACGGTCTGAATCGGGGTCACGGGGCAAGAGGCAAGTGACGCACAGATAAATGTGCTTGGATTCGTCTGGTTCCTCGGTCATTTTCCACCGGCCCAATTTGGCTCTGAGTGGCGCAGGGGGACGGCGCACTTGGGGCAGTAGGGGTATTCGTAGTCCATCTCATCTGGCGGTGTGCTGATGCCATAGAACGACCCATCAGGCCCTTTGTGGGCGCATGGTTGCTGTCCCTTGGGGTTGGTGGCGTGAAGTTCATCTTGGTTGAAGAAATAATCGCCCGATAGATACGCAATGAACACGGTGACATCTATATCGTCAATGACAACTTCTTGACCCCATGAGGTGAAAACAGTCTGTCCCTTGGCGAACTTTGGAACGAGAGTTGAGTAGCCATCTTCTTTGGATGTCACTTTTTACTACCTCTCGCACGGATGGCTTTTCGACACGCTTCTTGGATACGACGCTCAAAGAAACTCATGTCGCCTACTGCTCGGGTAGCCCACCAACCAGCCTCGTTGCGTGAGATTTCGATGGTGATGGTTTCATCGGCTCCATGAGTTTGCTTGCGAAACGCCTCTATGGTGGAATCAATTTTTGGCATTGGCCTCTTGCTCCTTGCGTCGGGCCAACTTTTCTTTGTGACGGGCACGCTCGGCAAGATACTTCGCTCTGGCTTGCTTCATTGCCGTTTTGGAACCGGGCTTCTTTTTGCTCATTGAGATTCCCCCCTATTAAAACAATGCTTGCTGGTTGTCATCTGGTTGTGTCGGGATTTCTTGCTTTTGGTTTTCAGCCCAAGAAACTCGTGCCTCAATAATAGGCCAATAGTCCTCGGTTAGTTCGCAACCCACCCACTGAAATCCCTCTAGGGTGCTGGCAACGGCGGTTGTTCCTGAACCTAAGAACGGGTCAAACACAACACCCCCGGGGGGTGTGACAAGTTTGATTAGGTAGCGCATAAGGGCAAGGGGCTTGACGGTGGGATGAAAGTTTTGTTTTTGCGTAACAAACCGACCAGTTACATCGTTGTCAATCTTTGACTGGCTCATGTCGTTGGCATCTCGCCTACCCGACATTGACGATGCTGGGATTTTCGGCAACCCCTCTAGCCCAGCGTTGCGCTCTGCCTTGCTTGCCTTAGCGCAGTAAATAAATGATTTAGCGTCTGAGTCCTTCGCCCCAAGTTCCGAGAACTCTGGCGTGATGCTGAATGTGACAGGCTCGGCATAGCCATCTGATTTCCAATGGCTTACCGTAATCGTCGTGATGCCGGTCTGCTTTTGCGTTGCCACAACTTTCGCAAGGTTGCTTGACAGGGTGATGCTTTGCTGCTCTGACCCTTGCCAAAACCTTGCGCCGATACTCTGGGTCGCTTGCATAACGCTCTCTACGATTTTCTTTGATTCGTTCGCCGTGACGTTCGTAGAAAGTTCCACCGAGAGGCTCACACAACACAGCCCCACGGGGAGAGCCAAGTTGACTGCACGAACGAGAACAGAAGCGTCGTGTTGACCTTGCTGGGATGAACCCAATTCCACAGCGTTCGCAGTTTCGGGTTGGAGGTTTAGGTCGTGCCACAGGCTTCCATCATAGTCACCTTTGATGCTAAAGAAGAAACGGGCTGCGGAGCCGTCATCACCCATTTGACGTGCGCCACCCTCGGTTTCTTGACCGCCCTCGAACGGGCTGCTGACCGCTTTGCCACGCTTGGCTGGGTATGCGCCACCCTTGGCGTTTGGGAACCCTGCCAGCACCTCGTCGCTTCCGTCATGGATGACGTTGGCGGGCCAGCGACCTAATGAGGTGTCTGGTCTATCTACCTCTTTGCGACCACCGTTTTCTACGTCTGGGGTAGCGCCTGCGCTGAGATTACTTGTCACCTTACCTTGAGGCGTTGCGCCTGCTCGGTCTGCTTCGCTTTGATGTGCAACCCTGCTTCCATCTATGTTCAGCGCACCCGTTCCATAGGTCAGGACATTGTTAGCCACCGTGCCGATGAGCGGCTTGCGAGCCACGACGATTGGTTCGTGAGCAGGTTTGAGTGCCGTTCCCCAACCTTCCCACTTCTTTGCTTCGTCTGTGGCTGGTGCGGTAATGTTCGCCTCAACTTCACGGCGTTCTCCAACTCGCATTTGTAGGGCAGTTCCACCACCCTGAACCATTGTGCGTTCCTTGATGACTTCACGCTCCGCTTCCTCTAGTTTGGCAAACGGTAAATCTAGTATTTCGCAAAGTTTGTTGAACTGCTCGTTGGTTGGAACGCTTACGCCTGTTTCCCAGTTCCCAACGCAACCCGTAGTGTTTCCGCTTGCCGGTTTTCCACCATAAGCCTGTTGCGATGGAAAATGCTGGGCAAGTTCTTTTCTTGAAATGCCACGCTTCTCACGTTCCTGCTTTAGCCACTCGCCAAACCAGCCAATGTTGCTACCACCACGCTTGTCAATGGCTTTGCTAACGTCAAGCGACTTGGGAAAACCAGAACCGTAAATCCACATAATTTGGTCACGGACTTCAAATCCTGCATCTTCAACAGCGCAGGCAAGGCGGTGATAAGTGCGACTACCGCCAAATGCCAAGAGGTGTCCACCGGGTTTAAGAACTCGTAAGCACTCTTTCCAAACCTCAACGTTGTAGGCAATACCAGAGTTGTCCCACGACTTACCCATAAACCCAAGTTCGTAAGGCGGATCGGTGACGATTGAGTCCACACTTGCGTCGGGTAGCGATTTCAGTAGTTCTAGGCAGTCACCCTTGAGTAGCATCAGTCTCGTATCTCAACTTCGTTCATTAATGGGGCGTCATTAATAATGCGATTGTAGGCGATTTCACTATACTCAGGGTTGAGTTCCGTTCCTACGAAGTTGCGCCCGAAACGGTTGGCTACTACGGCTACCGTGCCTGAGCCGGTAAAGGGGTCAAGAACGGTGTCGCCCTCTGCTGAACCAGCGAGGACGCAAGGCTCTACAAGGGCTTCTGGCATAACGGCAAAATGCCCTCCACGAAAAGGCTTTGTACTCACCGTCCAAACCGAACGTTTGTTGCGCTTGCCCGTTTCGGTGTCATATCCGTTTGAGCGACCCGTTGCCAACCCTGCGTAGGCGTGGCTTTGGTCAATGCCGCCAATAACTTGTTTGCTATCTGGTCGAGCCGGTGAGCCGTATTTCACTTTTGCCGACTTTGCTCTCGCCGCCCTACCCCACGTACTATCCGCTAATGGCTCTTTTACTGCCTCGTGGTCGTAGTAATACTTGGCGTTCTTGGTGAGCAGGAACAGGTATTCGTGGCTCTTGGTTGGGCGGTCTGTGACGCTCTCTGGCATTGGGTTGGGCTTGTGCCAAATAATGTCCGAGCGCAAGTACCAGCCGTCTGCTTGTAGGGCTAGTGCCACTCGCCACGGGATGCCCATTAGGTCTTTGGGTTTCAGCCCAGCCTCACGCATCTTGGCACGGTCATCAGTTGGTCGTGTTTGTTTCTTTCCGGCAATTTGGTGATACGCCTGATTTATACTTTCACCACTAGCGGCACGTTGCGCCTGAAACTCTGGGCTACCTTGCCCTGATTGCCCTTTTCCACCAACATAACTGTCGCCAATGTTGAGCCAGAGGGTTCCGTCATCAGACAAAACTCGCCAGACTTCACGGAACAATTCCACCATCTCGGCTACATAGGCGTCAGGAGTGGGTTCCAATCCAATCTGGCTGTCTACTCGCATGGCTCCACAGTTCACACATCCCGACCTATCACCACGAGTGACCCGTTCTGAGAACACGGCTTTGTTGTCTGCGTCTTTGGCGCTGATGGTGTGCTGACAGTTTTCATCGCCACCTTCCCAACTTGCCGTGCCGTAGTCACGAAGACCGAAATACGGCGGTGAGGTGATGCAGGTGCGTGTGGAGCCAGCCGGTAGTTCGGCGAGGCGCTTGCGAGCGTCCCCAATCAGAATGAGTGATTTCACTATGCGTTCTTTTGCTTTTCCAAATCAGGTCGTACCCAGATGAGGTATGGAACGGCTGCAAAGATGCCAAACAGCACCATCATAATGAGCCACAACCACTTGGAACGGGGAATGGCGTCCCACTGTTCTAGGGGGTGAAGACAAGCGTCAATGAATGAACCGATGACGATGACAAATCCCAACAAGATAATGATTCCCATTAGTTTTCTTCCTTTTCTTTTGCGATGTAGACCTCTTTGCTGATGAGCAAATCAACAACGATGCCCTGAATCTCGGGGCAGTAGTGGCTTTCATCGAACTCAACAGTCTGGTGGCAGTGATTACAGGTGTAGGCGTAGGTCATAGTTCTGTCCAAATCTCTATGAACTGGTGATACAGGTCGGTGGGCGTTCCGTTGTTGTAGATAGTGAAATCTCCACCCAAGTAGGCGGTTTCTGATTGGTGGCTGTTGACGGGGCCTCCATCGCCACGAACGATTCGTATGACGATTCCACCACGGTCGTGAATGGCCTCGGCTTCGTTGGGGAATCGAACATCGGGAATAACCAACTTTGGAATGTTTGCTGTTTTCTCCATCACGGTTCGCACCCAGATGTCATCAGCGATGTGCTTCCTTGCGCCCTCGGTTCCAAGACGCTGAAGGAGGTAGCGGAGTTCGGGATAAGCGGTCTTAGCCCCTTCCCAACCTCGGTCATCTACAATTTTCTGAACACGGACGGGGATGCGGTTGTCCTGAACATACACAATGGGATTGGTTTCGTAGAGGATTTCCTTCATGGCATCGGCAAAACCCATGCGGTGAAATCCGTCACGGGTTACCAGTTCTTGTGCCAGCGTGTCTTTTCCGCAACGGGCGAATCCCGCCAAACCGACGATGATTTGCTTACTCATTTTTCATCAGCCCACTTGGTGTCACAGGTTTTGATTACAGGTGAATTACACTCAAGTTGTTCTGCGTGAACCCACTCGTAAGACTTCTTGAGGTGAAGCATCTTCTTGCAGTTGGTGCATACGCCGTGACCAATAACATCTTTTCTCATTGTTCTTGTCCAAGGATTTCATTAAGAATGTTGTCAAGGTCGTGAGCCTGAAGACCACCGTTGCGGATTCCGTCTTGCACAATTTGATTGAGGGTGTTCGTGTTGTGCTGATGGTTGGCCTTCACTGCGTCAAGAGCCTTTGCGGTTTCCTCTAGTGCGTGGGCGCTTCGTTCTGCTAGTTCTTCGTCTGTGATTTCACCAGCCATCCACGCTTTGAGGTCTACGCTTCCTTGCACTGAGTGGGTATAAGTGGCTATGTGTCGGTCGTACTTGGCGTGGTTGTCGAAGATGCGCTCAACCTGCGCTACGAGGTAGCCAAGTTTTTCTGCTTGATGCTGAATCGAGGCGATGAGTGCTTCGCTGGGATACTCAGGCTTTTCCATTTCCCTTACCCTTCTGTTCACGGCGTATTTGCCATTCCAAGTAGACCAGCGTGATGAAACTAGCCACGCCGACGGCAACAATGAGGGAAATGACAACCATAAAACGAGCGTATCAGGGTTGAGTAGTGGAATGTGGGATTACGGATGCTTTTTCTTGTTCGTTCGGCGATGGGTTCGGAGTCGGTGGCAGTTGGAGCAGACAACCTCGCACTTGGCGATTTCAGCCTTGATGGTGTCAAGTGAGTAGTTGCCCGATGCGGCCTCGGAGACATTGAACCGCTTGTCAAATAGGTGGTCAAAGTCCATGCACTGTGATGGATACTCTTGCCCGCAGTCTTTGCAGGCTACAGATTTCACCTCAGCCAAATACTTTCGTATGACCCTGCGATTGACTTTTCGGCGGGCGTTTACTTGGGATTTGATGCGGTCAGAGTTTTCAGCGTAATAGTCACGCTGGTATTCGTTATATGCGTCACGGTCTTGTTCACGCAGAACTCTTTTGCGCTGACGGTCGTATTCCCTGCGCTTGTCTGGGTCTTTGAGTGACACACACAAACTTAGAAGGGATTAGAACATTGTCAACGGTTGCTAATCGCCCTCACGCAATAGCGCCGATAGCGGAAGGCCCAAACGAGACAATGCTTCGTCTGGTATTTGAGTTTCTCCTAGCCATGTAGTGAAAATGTCCTCTGTGACAGAGAACTTGATGTCCCCAACTTGGAACTTCACTTTCACGCCGTTGGGCTGACTGTCCTTGCCCTTTGCGATGTCTGCCAAGTCTTCGCTGTCAAAACCTGAGCCGTCAAGAGATTTCAGCGAGGCGACTGTGGAGACAAGTAGTTCATTGTCGTATGTTGCTTTGTCGGCGATGCGGTTGTCCGCCAGCACAATACGAGTAGCGGCTTCATCGTCTACATCTACCCACACCACTGCGATTTCCGTCCAACCGAGTGCTGATGCGGCTGCTGCTGTGTGGTTGCCTTTGAGAATCTGGTTGTTGCGCTTATTCACCACAATCGGGCGATACTGACCGAGAATGCGGAGACTTTCGCTGATGGCCCCGATGTCTCCCTCACGGGGATTGGAAGGGAAGCGGCGAAGTTCGCTGAGCGGGACAAGGGAAGTTTCCACCATCGAAACCTTTTGGTCTTCTGACTTCTTGACCTTGGATGACTTTTTGGGCTTTGCTTCGGCGGGAATGTCCAACCTGTCACGCACTTCTTTAGTTATTGCGGCCTTTTTGGTGGAACCGACTTCCTCACGAATAGCCATGCTCCAAATATCAAACAAAGTGGGGTCAAGTTCGCCGTAGAACGCACTTCCAAATTTCACTACAGGATTGGGCGCTTCCTTCTCTTCTGGTTCATCTACAAGTGATGGAGCCACTCCACCGCCAGATGGGTCGCTGAAAACCCCGTCAAGTTCGTCAAGATATGAAATGTCGTATCCCGTGCCTTCCAAATCAGGCAGAGAACGCATGAGGTCAAGGAGCAGGCTGTTGTCGTAGGAGGCGATGTCTGAGGTGCGGTTATCAGTTATCAGCACTCGTAAGGCATCGTCTTCTGTGCCATCAAACTTGGTGATGGCGATTTCTTTCCAACCAAGACTCTTGGCGGCCTTCCAAGTGTGAGTTCCGGCAATGATGGTGTCACCCCAGACCACTATGGGGCTGTATTGACCGTTCACCTGAAGAGACTCAGCGATGGCTGCTATATCTCCGATGCGAGGATTGGAAGGGTGGGCTTTGATGCTGTCAATGGGGACATTCTCGGCGGACACATTGATGTTCATGCACAACAGCCTACATTAGTGAAATCACTAAGGCTTGGTAGACTTGCGACATGGCCTCCGGTTTCTCCACCTCTGAACTGCTCCCGTTGCAGTCTCGCTACCCCGTTTCCAAACTAGGTGGTGGAATCAATGCTCAGGCTGCGGCTTTGTCGAGTGCTGCTAACGGCCTACACGAAACTTTGGAAAATGACCTTGACGAAACAGTGGGCAAACACCGCCAAATTGCTGATTCTCACCGTGCTATCGCTGCTCAACTGCCTGCTGGCCCCGCAAAAAACGCTCATTTAGAGGCTGCTCAGGCCCATGTGGACGCTGCTAACGAAATCGCCGCCATTCGACCTGTTGAGGGCAATTCCATCGCTTCCAATGCGCTGACGGCCCAAAAAGCCCAGCAGTACTCATCTCGTGCTGCAAATTTCACTAACGCCGCCAACCAAGCAACCATCAACAAGAGCGTTGTTGCTGACCCAGATTTAGCCCCAGAAGCCCAGAACATCCTTCGCTACTACCAGACCCCTGTGACAGCGCCAATTCCAAACTTAAAGGCCATTGCTGGCAACCATTGGACATTGGCCCACGAGCATCAAGGTGTTGCTAATGGTCTTGACCTGAAGGCTTCTCAGTTGCGTGCTGAATACAACGGCGCAACCACAAATGCAGTTCGTGCGTTGACCAATGCCGCCAATATCAATCGCCAAGCGGCTCAGGCACATTTCACCGCAGGCAACGCAGCCGATGAGAATTCCTACTCAACTTCCAAAGTAGAGGGCGGGTGGAAACCGGCAGCAAACGCCTCATTCGGCAGAAACCGTGTGCTTTCCGAGAACGCAGCCGCTATGAGTGAACAGGCTGACCGTGCCAAGAACGAGGTCTTAAACGATGTCCAAAAGTCTTGGGGCGGGTGGAGTAGTGAAAAAACTTCAGGTCGCTTCCGTGATGCCGACCCCACCGCTCGCCATATGCAGAACATGGCTGACGCTCATAAGTATGCTGCTTCAATGTGGGAACGGGCTTCCTCGGCTTATCACAGTGGTGATTTGGGAACCGCTAAGGCGATGTACTCACAGGCGAGTGAGGCATCTGCCCGTGCCCGTGACCTAGCCGACCAGAGAACCCTGCTCTAAACCCGATTTTCCGAAGTCTGGTGTAGATTTGGGGGCAGAACTCACCTCGAAAGGCGTATCGTGGCTCAGGATTTCAGCATCAACTCCCTTCTGAAGGGTTCAACCGACTACAACTACTTGCCTTCGTTCACTCCGGGCAACACGGTTTCCAATTCTCCTTTTGTCGCCCGCTCTGCTGACCTCTACCGTCAGGCTGGTCTTCTCACAGACCGCCAAGAGGCTGCTTACACAGGTCAGGCTCCGGGCCTTACGGATGCTGATTACGCAGACTTGGCTTCCCAGCACTCCGCTCTTGCTCAGGCTCACTTGCAGTTGGGTCAAGACATGAAGGCAGACAGCCCTGCTACCAACATCAAGGCTGTTTCAGCAAATGGCGATGCTTACGGCGCTCACCTCGAAGCCGCTCGCCTGTGTCGCACCTCGATTGCTGGTTCTCCCGAATCTGCCGATTTTCAGGTAGACCACCGGAACATGAACTCCAACCGTGACCGTGACCCAATCCACGCTCCTGAGAACATTTCAGCAAAAGACCCTTGGTTGGCTGCTCACCGTGCGTTTGTGATGTCTCGTTACGCTCACAACGAAGTGCTGTTTGCTACCGCCAACGCCCCCACTCTTGGTGGTGTGGCGAATGTTCAACCTGTTGACTACTCACCCAATCAAACCACCACCGCTTACTAGGAGTTTTGATGGATTTCACTACCGAGGCTCTGCTGGCTAAAGTCGCCAACTACCCCACTCAAGACGCTCTTCCTCGCCACACGGCTGAGGGACAAATGCTTGCTCGTATGGCTGGTTCTGCCCACAACATCAACCTCAAGCAAGACATGGTTGCTAGAAAGAACGACCACTTGCAGTTGGCACAGGAACACCGTGACATCGCTGCGGCCTTCAAGACGGCTGGCTACCAAGACCTCGCTGACCTGAACAATCACGCTGCTGATTTGCACGACAAGGCTGCTGAAGAGAATTCCAAAACTGACGGTCTGAACGCTCGTGGGGCAACGCAGGCGGCGGTGGACGCTACGGCTAACGCCAACTCCGCCACAATGTTGCATGATGCTCCCGTGGCTGGTGTCACACAAGGGATGCCAATTGCCTCTGCCTGATTTTTCTACCGAGGCGCTTATTGCCGAACGGGTTGAAGGTGAAACCTACGCCTCGTCTCACTACGCCCGTATTGCTAAGGCGCTTGCTGACGCTTCTCAGGCTTGGAAAGACTTGGCTAATGCTACGGCGTTCAACAGTGCCGAGGTTCCATTGCTAAAGGCTAAGGCGATGAAGGCAACTGCCTACGCCTCAACCATCTCTGGCAAACTTTAGTCATCTTCCAATTCAGCCAGACCACGCTCGGTGAGGCTAACCAATAGGTCGCCAATCATTGAGCCCTCCTCGTCATCGTCAGTGTCTGAACCGTCAATGGCTCGGTTCACAATGGCTCTCTTGCGGTCAATCAACATGGCGATGTCCTCGTCAATGGTGTTTGCTGTGACCATGAGCCAACCCGTCACGCTGTCTTTCTGACCAATGCGGTGACAACGGTCTACGGCCTGTTCCATGTCGGCTGGTGTCCAGCCTTGCTCCAAGAACAAAACATCGCTAGCGGCGGTCAAGGTCAAGCCAACTCCTGCCGCCTTGATGTTGCAAGCGATGACTTTCTGCTTGTCCTCGGTTTGGAACAAGTCCACGGCGTTCTGTCGCTTCTCGCCGGTTAGTCCGCCTTGAATCTTTACGCCGTTGCTGAACTTGTCGGCAATCTCGTCCACGACATCTCTGTGCCAACCAAACACCACAAGTTTCTTGTCGTTGCCCAAGAAGTTTTCAATCCACTCACGGGCCGCCTTCATCTTGGCTTTGGCACTGAGTTGCTTTAGGGTGCTGATGGCGACAAGTTGTTCTGCCGCCCTTGCACGAATAGCCTTCTGCCACGCAGCCGCCTGAGCCTCTTTGGTGTCCGCTCCGCTCTCTATCGCAATCTGGCGTGCCAACTCTGCGAGGTAGTGAACAATGTCGGCTTCAGCCTTGCGATACTCTGCCATCGTCTTGGGGTCACCTTCGACAATAACTTGGTTCCACATTTTTGGCGGCAACTCGGTAAGCACCTCAACCTTACGCCTACGGACATAACAGGTTGCTCGTAGTTTGCGATTGAGCGCCGCTAAGTTTCGGTTGGTTGCTCGCCCATAGACACTACGGAATCGTGTAGCCCCCTCAAAATCGTCTAGGCGGTTGATAACACGAAGTTGGGTGATTATCTCCGTTGGAGTGTTTACAATGGCTGTGCCGGACAGACAGACACGAATACCGCCTTCGACAACTCGGTTCGACAGTTGTATGCAAGCCTTAGAACGATTTGCTGAACCATTCTTGATGTAGTGGCTTTCGTCAAGCACAATACCACGCAAGTCGGGGAACTTGTCAATCCAATGGGTGAGAATGTCGTAGTTGATGATGTAGAGGTCGGCCTCTGGCAAGACACCTGATGTTCCATTCACCACCGCAACGCTGGCGTGGGGAATCCAACGCTTTGCCTCTCGTTGCCAGTTGAGTTTCAGGCTTGCTGGCACAACCACTACGGCAGGGAAGGCGTTGGCGGCTTGGATAAGCGCCAAGCCCTGCGGCGTTTTTCCTAATCCCATTTCGTCACCGATAAGAACGCCACCGATGTTTGGTTCGGTCTGCTCCCATTCACCATCGCCTTTGTATTCATAGCCCATCGCTCGCATGGCGTAGGCGACACCGGCTCGTTGGAATGGGAACAGTTGGAACTGCTCGTCACCGAATCCCTTGATGCTGATTTCCGCATCTTTGGCGGCTGAGGCTTCGATGATATGGCGAACTTCATCGGCATCTTTGATGAGTTCCTTCGCTTCACGGCTAAGCCGTGCCTTGTGCCTCTCGGCAAACTTGATGACCTCATCTACGCTCTCAATGGGAACAAGCCAACAACGGTTCGATGCTGACCACTCTGAGCCGGGCATCTGGCGCACTTCGGCAATCATGTTGGCTTCGTAGTCGAACAGCACGGCGAAGTTGCGGTCGAGGACAAGAATCTTTGGAGTGTTGTCAATCTTGACATCTCTGAGCGCACGAACATCGTTACTCATGTAGATGTTGTATTCCTCACACATCTTGCGAACGATGCTGATTGATTCCTTGGGAACAGTCCAAGTCTTTTCCTCGGCGTTCCAACGGCGACCCGAAATGGTGCGAATGGCATCTACAACTCTTGGGTTGTAGTCGAACCTGATGACGATGCCTTCTTTTTCTAAGACGGCTTCGCCCTTCCACTCAATCTGTCCCGATGTTTCTGCTTGACCAAGAATACTGTAGGCACGCTCGCTGACGAGAACATGATTACGCCTTGCCCATGCAAGAACCGAACCATGCTTTGATGTCGGAACCACCCATGCTTTGATGTCACGGTTCCAAGTGGCGTTGAGGTCACCTTTGGCGTAGGTGGGGTCACCCCAAGGGATAAAGACTACGACCTTGCCTTGACGAACATCTACGGCCTTGATGCCTCGGTTGGGTTTGTTTGCAACCGGCTTGGTGATGTCCATGTAGTTGATGCCGTGGCGTGACAACTGTGCTGAATACTTGTCCAGCATTTTGTATGCCTCTAACGCAACCTCAGACGACCATGCCTCTGGTGGCAACAACGCAAGGGAGTTGCCAAACTTAGTATCAGCACCGTTGAAGCCTTGAGCATCTCTGTCGAAGGCTCCGTCATCTACTGATGCGAGCGCACGAACGGCTAGTACAAGAAGAGGGTCAGTATCAGTTGGCATATGCCCACATGATACTACGGTTTAGCAACCAAGTAAAGGAGACTACTTGCTCTCTCTGTTGTGGTGTTTGTAGAGGGCTTGGTCTGTCGTGCCAGCCCACTCCGCAATCTTGCGCCAAGTTACTCCGTGGTCACGAAGGCGGGTGACAGTTTGGCGACGCTCCTTGCCAAGGGCGATGACCTTTTGCTCGTGGTCACGCATCTGGGCGCAAATGTCTTTGATGTGCTGAAGCAATGAGGCGACCTCAGGCGAGAAGTTGAGGTCGGCTTCTTTGCGCTCGGGAAGTGGGTCGGTGAAATCGTTAGCCATGATGAGTCTCTCCTTGTAGGGGACAGTCTAGTGGGGTTTCCAAAGTTGGGTGGTCTATCGGGGGTTTAGTGAAATAAAGGGAGGGTGGGCAGATGGGAAAGTGGGCTATTTCTCATATTTTCTCATACGAATCTTAGAAAAGACCATCAACTCCCCTTGCCGAAATAGGGGTGGCTAGCACTCCGTAATGGTCAGTTCCAAAGCATCCTTGCCGTACTGCGGAGCCAAGAAAGTCAGTTTCACCACAATGTTGGCATTGTCGTCAATGAGAACACCGGCATCTACCAGCCCGTCTACTGCCGCCTTGACCTGTGGGAAGCAGGCTCCAACATCTTGTCGGAAACGGGCGTTCAGGACATACGGCTGAACGATGACCTCGATGCGCTCCATGGCTGGCATCATGGCGTCCTTGGCGAGTTCGCAGAAAGCCGCTCTCCATTCTTTGACAACCTTGGCCCGAACCATGTGGTGAACCGTTCGCTCCTTATTGAGCGTGAAGTCTGGGCGTTCTTCGTAGGTGAGGGTGTAGGAGTTGGACATTACTCGTCTGCCTCCTTTTCACTAATAAACTCGTGTGAGTATCCGTAACGACGGCTGTGACTCCAATGGTCAATGTCGTTGTTGCGCACTTGGTCGTTGCTATTGCGTGCTTTTTTGTTACTGCTTGTTGCTTTCCACAGTGGTGAAAACTCTCGATACTCGCCCAATCGGGCGTGTGCGGTGCGACCAAAAAACCGATACCCAGCATCAGTGAAATACTTAGCGCCCCAATCACTGAGGCGTGTTCCAAGACCAAGGCCCTGAAAGTCAGGTTTCACCACAATGCGGGATTCTCGATATGCGTTTTTGATGGTTCCTGAAGGGAAGTAGAGGATTGCGCTGAAGCCTGCTGGCTGTCCGTTGACGACTGCGAGGAAACAGGTGGCAGAAGTATTAAGGTCTGTAGTGAGGTAGTGGTGTTCCATGAAATACTGCCACATGGTGTGTTTGACTTGATAAATTTCTGCCACCAACGGTTCTCTATGAAGACACTCCTTAGGCTGTATGCAGTACATTCCAGCATCGGTGTCAATAATCCAATCTGGCTCTAGCCAAGAAACGATGTCGTGGTGGCACGATGCAAGGACAAGGTTTTTCACCTCTTTTTGCTCTACAAACTTACGCAGTGTTCGAGATGTGGCCTTTGCTACTGTGCGGTCAACAACTGAGGTGAACTCGTCTACAACTTGTCCGTTTCCAATCTGGCGAGAAAGGTCTGC